GCAATGCCGTGACCGAATATCGGCGTTCCGGCTGCTGCACTTACCGGCTCCTGCACTGTTAGCGTTGTGCTGCCACTCGTGACAGATCCGATGCGAGTGAAGGGGTTGAATCGTGTTTCGCAACTGATCAGCCGCTTGCCGCAAACATCCTGGGCCAGGTTTGGCACTGGCTGATCGTTCTTGTCATAATAGTCGGCACCCGTATAACCGCATTCAGCGGAGCGATACTCCCAAGAACATACGTCCGCCAGGCATTGGCGCTTTGGCGCACGGACACCCATGAGGTCGAAGACGGCAGCCATCTCGAACTCGATAATATCGCGATTCTCCGAGGCTTTTCTATCTATGAAAAAAATTTCTCTAGGGAACTCCGCAGTAGGGTCTGGCGTGCCGTATAAGTTGATGCCTCCGGGGAAGTTTACGGCGTCTATGTAGCGTGCGAGTGTTCTAATACGAGTGACCTGCGCGCCTTCAAGCCCACCTGCCGGAGAAGACTTGAGCGTAATAAGAAGCCCAGTTATTACGCCCATGATATTGCTAACGCGCAGCGTCGGACGAGGTAGCTGGCCACTCCCGCTATACTCGAATCCTTCCATTTCAATCGGCAACCGCATGTAGCTATTGCCATTCCATACGAGCTCGCCGTTGGCGTTTAAGCTTGTGCCGGCGTGGAAGCGGTAGGTCTCTGCGACACCGTGCTGCTCAAGGCTCAGCGTTAGCTCGAAAAGCTCAATAATTGCTCCGGGAGCTACCGCCTGGAGGTCGGAAATAGGTACTGTCATTATGGCTCAAATACCTGAACGAGCGTAAAGCTTAACCTACTAAAACCAGGGCTTATTATTTCTTTAGACCACCCTGATGGGCATTTCCATTTGTACGCAATTGTGTCGTCAGGCGGAACCCAGTCAAATGAAGCAGCGTCATCGGCGCGCGCTATGAGAAAATCTTCGATGACTTTAGTATCGGTGTTACTAAGTATAAAAGTTAGCGGCCACTCGGCGGGATTTTGATTTAAGCCTAGCTTAATTCGCTGTTCATAACCGTCCCCGAATTTAACTACGCGCAGTTTAGGCTCACACTTTTTGGTGAGAGGATATGTAGGTTCGTAGTTAGGGAAAGTGGCCATCAGGAAGCAAAGAGTCCTCCGGGTCGTTTCTGTTTCAGCATTTCTTGATGTACGGCAGCTCCGATGAGCCTACCGAGCTCGGCGCTCTGCGCGTCGTCACCCTGCACTCTAGATCCGGTGGCGTCGACGGAGACGTTGACGGTGATACCGCCTCCGAGTCCGTGAGCAGAGACACCCAAGCGCCCGCCAGGACCCTTGGTTAAGGGCATAATAGCTTCTGGACCAGCTTCTCCCATCTGATTAAAAAGTGTAGGAGAGGTTACAATTGAGTTCGTAAATACTCCACCTTTAGCGAATTTCATACCTGCAGGCATTTGATCGATTGGAATATCAATGCCTTTCACTATAGATGCGGAGCTCTTGCTTCCTCCAAAAATAGGACCTAAGAAACCTGTAATAAGCCCTATAGCTTTCATCAGCAACCATTTAGCGATCATATCGGCGGCCATCTTCATAAAAGATTGAGCGACCGACTGAAAAAGCGTTGTAAGTATACCTTTAACTCGTTCACCTATAGAACCTACTCGATTAAGCGCGTCGCCTAGTTTATCTATCTGCGCACCATATTCTTGCCAAGCTTGACTACCGCGTACAGTCTGCTGTTGTAATTGCTGCAGCTGGCTAAGCTGGCTCTGAATAGCATCTCTACGCACCTGCACACCTTCTCCACTTAACTCTCTGTATATGTTATCAGCCAGTGTAGATTGGGCTCCTTCTACAAGACTGGCGGTTTCTTCACGTAACGATTTAAATTCTTTTTCCCACCTATTAAACAGACCTTTTACACTCTGATCTGCGCTTTCTTCTTGGGGCTGGGTGTCTATAGCTTTTTGAGCGCGCGTTGTTTTGTCAGCTACTGCTTTTAGTTGTTCCTTTAACTGAGCTATTACAGCATCACGTTCTTCCAGCTGTTTATATAATGTTTTTATTTCTGCTGGGGTAGCGATTTTGACCTGTTGCGCTATTTTATCGCGTAGACTTATTTCATTAGCTAATGAGTCGTTTAGTGTTTTACTAACTTCGTCTAGTTGCTGTTGCAATTCTAGCTTTTTAACTTCGCGGTCTACAATGCTCGCATCTACACCTTCCAACAACAGCCTATTACGCAACTTTATTTGAGCACTCTGTTTTTCCATCGCTAGTGTGTCGTTTTCTAGCTGTTTTAGCAGTTCTGTCGATCTAGTCAACCCATTTAAAGTCACACGTACGCGTGCTTCATCCTGTAAACTTCTTACATATTTTGCTTGATCTACTCGAGCTTTTTCTATTGCTTTAGTTTTTTCCTCTTTAGAGAGCTTGTCTTGCTTATTTATACCTTCAATAATCTCGCTCAACTCACGCTGTGCTGTCAACTCTTTTGCTACGTATTGAGCGGCTATAGCTGAGCGTTCGGGATCGGCAGCGTTGTACAGCCCCTTAGTTAGTAAGTTTTGAGTCGCTATCAGCTCATACATTTGATCCGTGTACTGCTCCAATTCTATCGGTTTAAACGCGGCTGTTGTTATAGCGTCAAACGCTGCTGCAGTTTTAGCTTCTGTCAGGGCCTGTTGAAGTGCACGTAAGCGCTCCATCGCTCCAGTTAATCCGCGAATAGCCGCGGCGTAACGTTCTACAGCAGGCGTACCGATTTCATCGAAATTAGGCGCTTTTGTTGCTATTGGGGCGGGTGTGGCTCCTCGGCTCGCCGTAGATTTATCGAGGCCGTGCATAAACACATTACCTGTCTCTAGCGAAACAGCCGTCCACCCTCCTCCACCTTCAGCCGCCCCTCCGCCCCAATAAGGTGTACCCGTACGACGAGGTACAAGTGTCCCAGACGGTACAGCGATATCGATAGCACCTCCTCTTGACCGAGTACCGTGCGCTTGTTGCTCTCGACGAAGGGCATCTCTAAGCTGTGCTCCCGCTAATCTCGTAACATTCATGTTTATGTTGCTCAGCTCAATTGTCTGCACTCCTAGTTTCTGCCATGCCTCAATTATGGTATAAGCTTCGTTGAGCACTGCTCTCGCATCACCAGTAGGGCTACTGATGTGCAAATGCGGGCCTGTAGAGCGCCCTGTAGATCCCACGCGGAAACCTTCTTTTATTTCTGTACCACCGGCTACTTGTGCTTCAGCGCCATTGCGCTTTATAGTTTCAATGTTTTTGGCAACATTTTCTTCATATTGAGCCGCCTCTTTCCTGATTTTAGCGATAGTTTTAGCGTTTTCGAGTTTGTAGTTTTCGATTTCTTTCTCCATATTTGCGACACTAATGGCTAATTCTTTTTTGCCAACTTCTATGTCTAATTCCCCTCGCTCTCGGGTGGCTAAATAATCGTTTAAGGCTTCGAGCGCGATGCGAGATGCCCCTTGCTCTCCTTCAATCAGTTTTTTATTAGCTTGCTCTAATTGGAAAATGCGCAGCTCTCCGGCTGTACGGAATATATCAACTTCTTTTTGCGCGATCTCTTGGCGTTTAGCGAATAAGTCATTTTCCTGCTGCAGTTTGATATCTTTAATTTCCTTTTCTAAATTGATCCGTTTGTCTGATTCGATACGCAGTTGCTCTTCCGCATTTTCTTTCTTCTGTGATGCTTCGTATTTGATTTGGTACTGGCGCAAGCGGAACTGCTCTTCTAAAAGTTTTCCTGCCTCTCGCCTCTGTGCGTCCCCCCACACTGACTCAGTGTCGAGCATGCGTAAAAACTCATCCCAAGTTTGTATACCGTCTTTAGCTTCGTATTGAAGGTCGTTTAGTTTTTTTCTTATTTCTTCTATGCGCTCTGTCGCACGACCATACTCTGCTGTAGCTAGCTGTTTCTCAAAGTCTCGAGCGGCTTTAGTGGCGTAATCTGCTTCTTCTCCCACATTTTTGTAAACTGAGCTTAGCCTATCTAGCGCGATATTGGCTCGATTTTGTTTAGCTATATTTTCGTTAGCTTTCTGGAACTCTCCAAACGCATTGACTAATGCAGTTACAGTAAGCTGTATAAGGAGCATCCAGCCTACGGATTTGACCAAGTTTAGGCCTGCCATCCGCGCGGTCTCACCTAAATTCTTGAAGCCCCCGGCTACTGTGTTTATGTTATTACTTGCTTGAACACTCTGCTGACCTGAATTGTTTAAATTTTTAGATACGTCTAATAGGGCTTTAGCTACGCTAGCTCCTATTGTAGGAAGCCCCGCAAGCGCGGCTGTTAAGCCCCCTATAGCCATTGTCAATCTACCTATGGCTAAAGCGAGTGCGGCTACACCCGTGAGCAGAACTCCAATTACTGAGCCCACCGACCCTAAAGCGGGTATGACCACACGAAATATAGTATTAGAGATTATGACTAAGTTAGTTACAAAATCTAAACCAGTGCGTTTGAGCAGCGTCATCGTAGCCGCTAGTTTTGCAAATTCTTTAAGTATTGGCAAATCAAGGAATCTGCTGTAGAGATTAAATAGTGTAGTAAATACAGCTAGTACAGGTTGCGCTGCCCATATCACATTAGCTAGCGCGCGTGCTAATGCCTCGAAAGTATCTATTTTTATCTCTACAAATACTCTGCCTAACCGAATAAAAGCATCGGCTATAGTTAAGACAGAGGGTTTAAGCACAGTAATAGCTTGTGCAATAGCACCAATAGCCCGCTGAGCGGCGCTCTCGGCCAAAACAACAACATCTTGTACCGCGTCTTTAACGTCATTGAGTGCTTTAGTTCCTCCGCCCGCCGCACCTCCGCTTACTCCTGAACGTACACCTATTTCAGTGAATATAGCCGTAGAACGAGCTATAGCTCCTCCAGCTATATCTGCAATAGAAAAAAGCTGTTCTCGTATTTTGAACAAAGTCTCGAATACATTAGCTAGTCCGTGCAGCAGAGGATCCAGCAGTTGCGCACCGAACCGCTGTCCGATGAGCTCACCTAAATCTTGTATGTTTGATACGACACCGGAAAACCCTTGAGCTGCTATTTTTTGTCCTGCGACCGACGCTGCTAACCGATCTTCTAGGAATTTAACAACTCCTCCTGCTTTACTTTTAGCTTTAGCTATGTCTTGATTTGTGATACCTAATGATTTAGCCAAATAAGAATCCATTGTAATATCGCCACGCAGAATAGAACCTATTTCTTGTCGCGCCTGGTACAGAGGGATACCGAATGTGCCTAGCGCAGCGGCAAAATTTATAGCTAAGTCTTCTGCCTCTTTTAGCCCACCGCCTACTTGGCTAATCTGCGCGGCTACAATACCAAAAACTTCTATCACATCATTGGATGTTACACCAGCAAGTGCGATGGAGCGTTCGCGGATAGAATCAATGTTTTTACGAACTGCACCAGTTAAACTTACAATTTTTTCAAATGGATCTGTAATCTCTCTGCCATTTTTAAATACTTTACTGGTTGAGGCTAGTGTTGTCTGCGTTTTTAATATAGTCTGGCGCAGCTTAATTTCTCTACCTATGGTCTGCTCGAAGAGTCCGCCAAAAGCCGCTTGTAGTACACCGACTATCTCTTTTATTCCGAATAGTGCAAAACCTAATTTAGCTAAATTATTAACTAAACCACCGACCATCGTAGATGCATTTTTAAAACTATTAGTTAGTATTTCCCCTACTTCATTATTGCGCAACAATGTATTACTTGTTTTTGCTGTACCAACAACCGCGGATTCGTACCGTTTTATCTCGTCCCCAACGCCAGGTAGCTGTTTAGCTACCTTGTAGAAAGATTGGATATTATTAGCTGCAGCTCTTATATCTCTATCGAGGTGCGTAAACGAGCGGGTAACGTCCCCTAGAGAGGGTAACTCGATTTTGAGTTTTCTATCTTTAGTCGCCTTATCTGCTGTTTTGTCGAGCCGCTGCAGATCCTGCTCAGCGCGCTGCGTGTCGGCCTTGACCGTGACCTGAAAATTTTCCACAACCCGCCCCTATGCGTCAATCGTATGTTAAGGCGGGGATCCGGCAGGCTTCACCAACGCCGTGAACACGTGGAGCGGCAAGCTCCGGCGCTTGACGAGCTCGGTGAGGATGAAACGGGTCGGACTACTCGGGCCAGCGGCCTCGCTGCCTGCGGGTCGCCAATTAGGATATGGTAAGTAGTCTTTAACATTGATCGTAGGAGGAGCATTCTTAGCCCCCGATAGAGCGTGAGCGACGTGCAGCACAATTTGTGTTAGTCTAGCTGTAGGTAACGCTTGTAGATTTGCATCTGCTTGCTCTTTGTCACTGAGTTGCCTTAACACCCACCTTATCGTGCCAATCGGTGTGCGTAAGAAACGCTCTCGGGGGAAATCTGGGCCTAGTGGAGAGCAGCGCACCTGTACATAGACTTCATCCCAGTTAGTTGGAGTAGTACGTAGGTGCGCTTCTGCCTGCGTTAGGAGCTCTTCTGGGGAGAACTGCGTTTTGGAGTGTCCTCCGCCTCCGACTTTCCCTCAGTTGTTGGCCAGCCGTCACGCTCCCACATAATAAAACGAAATACTTCGTCAACAATTTTAGTAGGAACTGCCTCTGTATCAGCTTCTGTCCAGTCAGCTACACGTTGCCACTCGGAAGAGTTAGGTAGTTTGATTTCGCCTCGGTACTTAATAAACAATGTCACATAAGCTACTTGCTGCTCTACTGCGCTCAGCGCATTGTTTTGCAGCTCTTCTAGCTCTGTAACATAGTCGAACAAGACTTCTTGATTCGACTCAGCGGTGTTACTCAGCATTTCTACTGCTTCTGCAGTTGTGATGCCCCTATCTTTAGCGATCCGCTGGGCGAGCTTGATAGAGAAGAAAGTAGACCTAGATTGCCTACGCCCGTACTCTTCAATGCCCTTAGCCTCTCCAGGAACTAAGTCTTCGTAAACAGGGAACCTAAATGGTCCAATTTCATGGAATTTCTCAGGTGCAAAAAGAAGACTTGCGTATTTAGTCATGAGAAGGCGACTGGGGGCAGATCGGAAGCGCGACATCCCACGCTCGGTGAGGTGTGGGGACGTTGACGAGCTCCGGGGGGATCTCTACTTGGATCCTAACGCCACCATACGCTAGGCGTATAAACTGGGTGGGGATCAAGGGTTCGAGGTAGAGGGCTCCGCACTGGAGGGTGGAGCCTTCCTCCTGGCAGTTGACCGCGTAGACCAGGCAATCCTCATCGATCAAGATGTCGTGGTGGCTCACAGGCACAAAAAAAAACCTGAGGAGCCGGTGAAGCTCCTCAGGGGGTTGGATCAGGCGGTGCGGAACTCAGTGGTCAGTCCCTGTAGCGGGCGTTTGACGCCGGCCACCACTTGAGTGATAGCCCCGTCCGCGACCTTCAGCCTGTAGATGGTTCCCGCCGTCAGCGCGCCGGCCGGAGTCAGCGTGACCACGTTGGTACCGGCACCCCCGAGAGCGACGCTGGCAGGCACCCTCACCCCTGTTGAGGCCACCTCGAGACGGAAGCCGGAACCATCGGTTTGCCCCAGGGCGAGGTTGGAGAGCGCCGCCGAACCGTTGGAAGTGTATGTAACCGTAACGGTGCTGCTAGTCGAGACTGCCGATGCATTGTCCGCAGGCACTACAGCTGCTTGACGTGTACCGTTGACAAGCACCAGCAGACTGGACTGAACGCCGCCAAAGCTGAGAGCTGTAGAGCCTGCGTCGTACTTACCAAAAATTGGGCGTCCGCGGCTCATTAGGTCGAAACTTACTTCGGTAAGGCCTTCGGCGTTAACCTGTTCTTGATAATTCTGAAGAACCGCATTAAATCCCGTGAAATCGTAGATGTAGTTCCCAGAAGAACCGGTCGCTTGACCCAGCTCCTTGAGGAACTCGAAGTAAATCTCAAAGTTTTTGTCATAGCGAGCTCGTTGGATCAGCTCAAAGCCTTCGTCATAACCACCGTAAAATTGCGGGGTTGTAGAACCGGCAGGAATATCAGTATTTTTCATAAAATAAGCAGTCATGGACGCCTGCACAGAGCTACCTGTGATGACGCTGTCAGACCACCCATCGTCGCCGAGCAGGCGAAACTCTGTGTTGTTGTCGTTGACCTGAAAGCTGCTTTGCGAGGCACCCTGCAGCTCGGTGTAGCTATCGCCGGAAGCCAGAGTAGGGAGTGTGATGTTACCGGACGTGTCCCGCGTCGCGAAGTAACGATTGGGGGCAGTTAGCGGCACAGCACGAATAAGGGTCCTGTGGGCCTTGTGAAAAGCAAGACCAATAGCGTAGTCGGCCATGGTGGTGACTCCTTAGGGGATCGGGGGGTTCAGGACGGGACCGAGCACTGACACCGTCAAGGCCTCAAAAGTGGCCTCAGTCCGGGGCAAGTAAGTGGTACGGTCCCGGGGGAAGGCACGCGCGAGGCGTCGACGAATGTCGAGCATGGAGGTGGCCATGCGCGTACCCTTGTTTGTTCCGTAATTCGTGAATCGAACTTTCCAGCGCTCGTATGAAACAACGGCACCGACGGAACCTGGATTTTCAATTTCGGGGACGTCATCGATCGTGCATTCGATGCCATTTATGGTCCAATTGGAGGGGACCATATCTTCACCCACAACATACACAGCGGGAATACGCTTATTGTTGGGCAGCGTGTAGTACCCAGGCCACGCGCTGTAGCCCTTAAGCGTACCGTCGATCTCATAAAGATCGAGGATGTGACGCTCGATGGTGGAGCGCACTGCAGTAATTGGAGGATAAGCCACAGAATTTGTCATTTCTGCGCCTCCAGCGCTGCACGTAGGAACTGACTGAACTTTCCCGGAGCTTCCGCGAGAGGCGCTTTAGTCCAGGGACGGCCAGGAAAGCGGAGTCCAGTGACTGAAACTCCGCCCTCGTGGACCTGTCCTGCATACTCCAACGGCCAGGTGAAGGTCACGTTGCCCGCTTTGTCGAACGTGCGTGTTTGACTGGCGCGCAGCCGTCCAGTATCTACGATGTCGCGCACTTGAGGTGGTGTTGGAAACTCCCACTTCACCGCCGAGATCTCCTCGGTGAAGCGCGCGTCTAACCAAGTACTGAGTTGCCCCACAGCTCGGGCTGTGGCGGTGCGCAATCGACGAGTGAGGGCTCTGTTAGGACGGGACATCAGGAAGGCCCTCCAACAACACGGAACGTGCCCTCAATGGCTTGCCGTAGGTCACGGCGATGTCCCGCATCCATAGCCAGATCAAAGACCAGCTCGAATCGGCCGCGGTAGCCATTGATGACGGCCGTGGCCTGCGCTCCATTGGTGATGCGCGGATCGAGAATTGCGGGACTCAGCAGCCGCCCTCGGCACGAGTAGGTCGTGGCGTCCACGCCGGCCTCAGGCTTCCAGGATGGGGCCTGAAGTGTGAGTGCGGCGAGGTACTCGATCACCTCTGTGGACTGAACCGTGTTACCGGTCGCGGCCTCGGTGATGGTTAGCCCTGTACCTACCTCGAACGCTAGCTGGGCGTTACCCCAGGGGGCGTAAGCGGCGACTGTGGCAGCTGCGATGGTCATGAGCTAGAACACGAATCCACTGAGAGGTAGCTGCTCGCGCAGTCTCTTGTGCTCCTGGCCGTACAGAGTCGACTCTAGTTGGGTTCCGGTAGGTGTACCTGAAGTTGCCCCAACTTGCGCGCCGATCTGCATTGTGCGCGTCGCCAATAAGTGGGCCGCGAGGTAGCTGACAGCATCGGTGTGAGCGTATCCCCAAACAGCAGGCGTTACAGAACGCGAAGCCTCGGCCAGCGCTCCTTCGACCACCGAGAGCGATTGCTCGCCGAACTCGGGGAAACGAAGGAGAAATTCGCCGGTCGTGGGGGTGCTCATTAGCCGTTGCCCTCCGTTATGGAGGAGATGCGCTTGGCGATGGTGTTCTTCACCCGAATACGCGAGTCTTTAGCGTCCCAGCGACGCAGCTGCTCCACATCGAAACTAGCCTCGATCAAGCTCAGAGCCTCGGTCAAGGGCAGATCCGCAACAGAGTCTGCACGAATAACTGGAACCTCGGGGGACTCTTCCTCTGTCATGATACGGAGCGCACCGCATTTGAGGAGAGTTTTGACTACGTCGTAATCTTTGATCCGTTCCCAGGCATCCTCGGGGAAATCGCGGGTTACCCCGGATTGCAGTTGGATGTGGTCAGGGAGGCCGCCACCACTGACGAACGAGAAGCCGATCGTGCACTCGGGTGCCATCGGTGGATTCTCGAGTTCAGGGCGGTAAACGATGATCATGTTCGGGGGAAGCAAGTGTGACAACCCATTCTTACTGGGTTAGGAAGGAGAGGCTCACGCCTTCTCGAGAACCATCGCCGACTTGGGGTAGTACAGCGCCAATCCGCCGATGCGGGCGTGCGCAGCTACGCTGAACTCCAGAGAATGACGCAGGGGCGGCAGAAACTCCAGAGGCTGGGGAATGTGCAGCTGCAGCTTGTCAGGATTGCGATCGTAAACCACGATACGGTCCTTGGACAGGGCTCCGTTAGACTTGCTGGCCTCGAGCTCGTTGATCGGCTCGATAGCCGTAATCATCGGATTAGTGCGGAGAAAGAACTCCATCACTGTGGTGTCCGATGTCGTAGAACGAGGAGTCGTGGAGATCAGACGGTACACGCTGTAGGGAACCAGCATTGTCTGAGGCATCTCTTTCATATTTGAGTTAGCCACCAGACGAGTAGGCACCTCGTTCAACAGCGCCAGTTGCTCATCGGTGGTGATACCAGCGGTATCGAACCACTTGTCGGGGACGAGCTTATCAATCTGGTCGTTGTTGAAGAAGCCTTTCATGCCGGAGCCGACGTCGCCGAAGTAGGCGATCTCCTGCACTTTCTCTTCGTACGCCCGGCGCACAGCATTGGCGCGGCGCTGCTCCAGGTTCATACCCGGCACCATGGAGGCTGCACGAGTCTCCTGGATGGTGTACGCGAAGGAGGCCCCGAGGCTACGCACGGGGTGCGTGACCTCTTTGCGCAGCACGTCTGCACGGGGCAGATCCTGCGCCTTGTCGCCAATCACCTTCATCGAGCCTTGCTTGTCGAAGACTCGATAGGTGTAAGAATCAGCGCCCGGTCCGACCTCGGTGGAGATCGGAATGAGAGAGCTGTACTTGATATCAGCGTACTCGACCTCAAAAGTGCGCGCCAGAATAGTTTCCAGCTCGCGAGCGAGAAAAACGCCGACCTCGTCGTTGCGGATTTCAGTGGTCATGGGAGGGGCTCCTGTCAGTCGGCGGTGTAGGTGCACGCTGGGATGTCGATCTCCAGCAACGCGAGGCCGGCACCTGAGGTCTCAGACAGCCACCGAGCACCGGCGGTGAGCTGCACAGTCTTATTCGTGACAGCGGTTTTTGTGAATCGACCAAGGTAAGCACCTGTAACGGTGCCTGAATGATCGGATTTGAAGAAGCGCACGGCGTCACCAAGGGCAATCGCCGCTGTGGTGTAAACCCAGATCACACCTTTAGAGACTACGTTGATGGTCGTTTTATCGGCGTAGCCGACTCGGCCATCGGAGTACACCGGCGTGGGGATCGGGGTGTACGTTGCACCGAGGCTGACGCCTTCGTTAGTGAGCGAGCTGACAGCAATACCTTGGATCAAGGTCGTACCTGTAGCGATCTCAACGGCGAATACGTCGTTGCTCGTGGGGGTATTATCAGTGGCGACCAGAACCCCGAAAGGAATAGCAGCGCCGGACTGATTGTGGTAACTGCGCGCCGTGTAGGCCTGCAGATCCGCGATCATGCCCTCGTGCCCAGCAACTTGAGTCAGGGGGTAAGAGCCCTGCACACCGCTGGGGTTGGACACGGTGGTAGCGGTGAAAGTGACAGCCATGGAAGGATCTCCTTACTTAGTGGCGGTGAGGGGGCGCTTCCAGGCTTCAGCTTGCCGAGAACGGTAAGCTGTTACAGGAGAAGCTGGGCGTCCGACACCACGCAGAGCGCTGCGCAGAGTCTCGCTACTGTCTCCCCGAGCAGCTGATTCATCTTCGTCAGGGTCTTCACCCTCGTCCGCTCCATCGGAGGGGTCGTCGGAGGCGTCAGCATGGACAGCCAGAACACCATCCACCACACCGTAGATGTAAGAGGAGGGGGCGTCCTCGGGGGGAGCAGAGCCGGTCAGGCTCTCGAAGGCTTGAGCGTAAAGCTCGTCATCGTCGATGCCGTCGAACTTGAAGTCTTCAGGGAACGCAGGTGCTAGTTTCTGAAGTGTTGCCAAACGACGGGCAACGAGGGTGTCGAGTTCGGCGGTATCAATCCGCGCGTCGTCCGACTGAAGTTCCACGATCCGCTCCTCGAGAGCGTCGGCGCGCCCTTCGGCGGTTTCTTTTTCAATGGCGAGGCTATCGATCTCTGCCTGCGCAGCATCGAGCTTATCGCTAAGCTCGTTGCGCTCACTAATTGCAGTTTGCAGCTGACGCTCCATGTCCCGTGCGAAGGACTGGACCGCGGTAGCTGCTTCTGCGGGCAGATCGATCTCCAGGCCGTCGAGTTTGACGGTGGCCATAACGGGAGATGCAGGTGAACTGGACTGGGGCGCCGATCCGCGAGTGCGGGTGAGCTCCTGATCAACAGCGATGCCATCGGCAGCGTCCATACGATCGAGGAGAAGTCGTACCTCCGGGCCGGCGCGGCCACGGGGGACGATGGCGATGTGGTTGACCCTGATGTTGCGCTGGACACCGGCGTACTCCTCACCCTCGGGGGTTATCCCGGGGGTCGGGTCGAAGTCGACCTTGTAACCGGCGGACACCTCAGTGGCATCTTTGCGCTTTATCTTCGTGATTGCATCTTGATCAGTGATGACCAATGCAACCTCAACAAAACCATCGGTGTACCGCACTTGGCTACCGGAGTAACCAATTTGGTACTGTTTCGTGTTTGCTGAGTCGAGAAGGACAGGAGGGTGCCCCCACGTAGCGGGTTTCATCCCGAACGTGGAAAGAGAGTCCGGTGAACTGACCTCCTCGGGAGGTCTGTACTCACGGACTTGAATGCCATTAGCACGCCGGTAGACCTGGGTCCCCGTGCGCGCCGCACGACACCAGACACGGAGGTAGCCCTCCTCGGTGGGCTCGCTTCCCGTGATGGGTGCGAAGTCGTAGCGGTAGGCAGAAGGTGTTTCCACCCCACCAGATTACGTGTTTTTGGGGGTATGAGTAAGCTTAAACGGCTAGCGCATACGGCGGCAGTGGCAATCCACAGACAGTTGGCGGTGTGCCGACGTATCCGAGGGCTCAGGGAACATGCCGGTCTCACACAAGCACAGATCGCAGAAATTCTTTCTATAAGCCAAGCTGCTTATAGTCGACTCGAACAAGGAGAAGTTGAGCTTTCTTTATCTAAGCTGTTTACACTAAGCGAAATCTATGGGCTTTCGTTGCAAGACCTGCTGCGTGGCCTCTAAGGGCTGAATCCTTCGGCCCAGATTGCGTCGCGCTTTAGGCGGGGGTTGGTGCCGTGACCGTTGCGGGCACGATTGATAGAGGGCTCCTCGAGGACGGTTTTTCCGTCCTCGGTGTGGGAGATGTCTGGGCCACCTTTGCCGGCGATGCCACGGCGGCGGCGCTCCTGGTTGAGTTCGGCGCGGCGTTTGCGTTCAGAGGGGCGACGGTTGATTTCGGCCTGGTGGCGCACCTTCTTGGCGGCGGCCTCGGGGTGCGTGCGGTAGTACTCGGTGGAGCGGCCCTCGGGGGCGTCGTTGCGCACTAGGCCGAGGACTTTCCCGGCGTGGGGGCTCCATCGCGGCGACTGGACTTACCGGAGCACTTCCACTTCGCCCGCGAGAGGCACAAGGGTGTGTTGCGCTCGGCGCCGGAGCAGTCGTAGCCCTCGGACTTCATGTCGCCGAAAGAACGGGCGCAGTAACGGTCGCCTTTATCGGTGCCAGGGGCAATGCGGTAGCCCTTGGCGCCGTAGCGGACCTTGTTTTTGCGACCGGTTTCGGGATTGGTGACGGTTTTGGTGTACTTCTTGTCATCCTCGGTGTCCTTCTGAGCTCGGGGCTTGCTGAGCCCGGAGGAGGCGGGGACACAATTGGGCACTTCGCGCTTGCCCTTGCGCTTCATACCGGCCTGGACGTAACCCTCCCAGCAGGCATCACGACGGGTCGGTGGTTGGATTCGTACCGGGGCGTAAGTCTGGATGTAGTTGTCGGCGCGCCCGAAGCCGCGCGCTTTGCGCCGACGCGGTTGGCCAGTGCGGGGATCGATAGGCACGGCTTCGGAGGTGCGCTCGCGAGGGGAGAACGGGGCCTGGATCCCGCCGGGTAGGCGACGTTGATCGGGGGCGCGATAGCCGGGTTCGTAGCGGCGGCGGGCCGCCTCGGCGCGGAGGCGGAGCTCGCGCAAGGTGGTCTTGGTGGCCATGCCTGCAGCCTCACCGGCGGCGGCCATGGTGTTGCCGATCTGGCCGATGCGGCGGACTTCTTCACGGGCTGTTCGGGCGATGGCGCCCTCGGCGTTGCGCACCGCGGTGGCAGTGTTCGCGCGCATCCGCTGGGTCTTGGACTGGCGCGGAGGTGCGGGAGAGAGGAGAGCTTTGGGAGTGATGCCAGGCAGACGCGGTGGACCTGAGGGCGCCGCCCCACCCCCGGGTGGACGAGGGGAGCCTGCGGGCGATGCCTCACCCCCGGGGGTAGCGCTCCCCCTGCGTCGGGACAGCGCAAAGGCCCCCACCCCGAGGGCAGCCACACCTAAACCCGCAGCGATTGCCTTGCCTTTGGGGAAGGCTCCGCGCTGACGGCAAGTCTTGCTGGCAGAGATGAAGCCTTGGCCGCAGGCGCGACCGGGGGTGTCGATGCGGACAGTGGCGGGGGTGAGGATCATGGTGCGAAGCCCTCGGCCCAGATGGAGTCGCGACGCTTTGCGGGGCGGTGATTGCGCCACTTGAACGCAGCATTACGCACTCGGTTGACTGCTCCTTTGATGTCGGTGCCGTAGCCCTTAGCGAGGGTGCTGAGGTTCTTACCGAGATCCTGGCCTGTAGCTGCCACGTTGGCGGCATTCTTCGCAGCACCGGCCCAGTTGCCGCGGGCCACATTGCCTATGCCGAAGCCGGTCTGCAGGGCCGGGTCGATCACAGAACGAGCGGCGCTGCGCATGTTCGCTCTCGGGTGGAGAAACGCAGTGCCGACGATTGCGGCCCCGGTAAGAGCCGCTGCGCCGGCAGCCAGCTTGACCGGCTTGTTCCACGAAGCCCTGCACTCGTGGTCTTTGGGGATACAGGCGTTGCCGCAGGGCTTGGAGCCAGGACCGCAGTTCAGCTTTTTGTTACCGATGAAGACATCGCTACGCACGCAACTTGGCTGAGCGCTCGCTGCAACACGGATAGTGGTCGGAGTCACGCTCATGGTGCGAAACCGCGGGCCCAGACGGAATCCGGACGAGTAGCAGCAATGTAGCCAAGGGGGGCCGCGATAGAGGCTGCCAGCACTGCCGCATTCACACGGCGGTTAAACCGCTCCCGTTTCGCCAATTCACGTAGAGCATAGCGTTCGGGATCCTGTGTACCTTTAGAAGCTTTGATCGCGTTATTAAGATCCCTAGAGCGCGCGGGGATAAATTGTGAGGACACCAGTTTGCGTGTCGCAGTGCCTCTGGTCAGCATTAGCCCCGCTCGCTGCTCAGGCGTAAAACTTACGGCTTTCCCTGTTGCCCTTTCGTATTTAACCGCCTCTCTTTCGAGTTTACGGATCATCGCATTGCTGAGACGCTTACCGTTGTGAAGATTGAACCCGGAGCGCAGAATACTCTCTTTTGAGATGGGTTTAACCTGCTGCGCTTGACCTACATGGCACTTCTCACCTTGGGAGATAGCGCCTTTGCCGCATTTGAGGTCGATGCGGACAGTGGCGGGGGTGAGGATCACAGTGCGAAGCCCTCGGCCCAGACGGAGTCGCGCTTCATGGTTCGCATACCGGCAGTGCGCATCCGAGCTTCCTGGTAGGCGCGGCGAGCGCTGCGGCCGACACCTGCAGCGCCGCCGGCGCGCTTGAAGCCGGCCACTGCACCAAGGGCGGCCTCTTGCCCGACGCCGAACGCAGCGAGCTTGCCCGCTTGAGCCGCGTATTCCTTGGAAAGCTTTTTGTTGCCTTGACGGGCCGCCCGCGAAGCACCCGCAAGACTTCCCGCAGCAAGGCCCAAGTTGTAATTTCTAAGACCGCGTGATGCCTTGCCGATATTCCCAGTCATTATACCTTCTACTAGTTGCATGCTCCCTACGCCTACGGCGACACCGGCGCCAAGATTGGCCGCGAACTCACCAGCGCGTTTGATCTTGTTACCGGCTCCCTTGGTAGAACCTGGGGTTTGCCAAAACTTCCTACCTTCGCCATAAGGGTCATTCCGAAGATCGCGAAGGGTCGGCTCTGCCTTTGTTGCCTCACCTTTGGTGCACTTTTCTCCGGGGGAGATGGAGCCGTTGCCGCACTTGAGGTCGAGGCGCTCCGCGGCATCGAGTCGAGCTCGGATGTAGGAGCGGCTGCGGCCTTGGACACCGAGGTCGCAAGCGCCGAGGTACTCCTGAGGGGTTAGGGCGTCCATCTTTTTGGCGTAGTTTCCACTGCACCCATCGTAGGTGCCTTTTCCTTTGCACCCGCCGCAGGAGCAACTTTCGCCGTCCATGGGAGCTTTGGTACGGGAGGCTCCCCGGGCGCTGCGCCTGCGGCTCTTACTGACCCTCGGAGCATCGTCAGGCTCGGCGCCTTCGCGGATCTCTTCCTCAGGAGTTTCTCCCATCTCGTGGGATCGACCTTCGCCGGGCTCCATCTCCAGAGGTAGGCGTGACTTGGTTGAACGAGGCATGACGAGCAGGGCGCGTCCGCCCGGGTCGGGATGTCTCAGTTTACGAAGGTTCAGTCAACAGGTATCGGGGCGATCTGCTCAAACACAGCAGCACGGTTTAGGGCCGCGGGCTCGGGGGAGAGGCGGGAGAACGCTTTGGCCACCTCCCGGGCGTGGCGCTCACGCTGGGCTGCGTAGTCCGCGTCAATGGAGGCTAAGTCATTGTCCCACGGAGCTAAGTAACAGCGACAACGCGGGTGGCAGGGAGCTTTGACTTCTGCACGTTTGAATATCTTGCCCGCTCTCGGGGCGCAAATAGCGCAGCTGCGGTCGTCCGCAGTAGCGTACCACATACAAAGATTGATACCTTGCGCTGAGTAGTAGGTATTCGAGGCGTCATTGTAGGCGCGCAGCGTTTCAGTTCGGACAATAGTCTCAGCACGCGATTTCACTACACCGAGTCGCAGGCGCATATCGCGTACCACTGCGTCGGTGGGACGACCTTCAACGATACCTTGGGCAACAACCTCGGCTGATTTTTGGGCGAAGTCGTCACCGTGTTTACGTAGGTAGCCCTTGGCCTGCGCGGCGGCGGAAATTGTTGCCTCGAGGGGAAGTGCCACGTCTACCCGCGGTCGACCCGGTGCTATGTGTTGGGTGAGCTTGTTGGCAACCTCGATACCTCGCTTGCTCGCTTGGCCCACCAGGCCTTGAAACAGTCTGTCGTAGGCGTCAACCCGATCCGGGCGAAAAGCAGGTATGAGTTGCCGGAACTCCTGAAGCAGAGCGAGGTTGCGCTGCACAGGGTCAACGCGCCCGATCCGCATGTGGACTCGGGCCCGGCGTACCAGGCGGTTGAAGCTCTGGTCGAGGATGCGGTCGAGGAGGCGGAGTGTGTCGTCCTCGGTGGTGCGGAGGATCTGGTTGTAGCGCTCAACGACTTCCATTTGGTTGTTGGAACTGGAAGGCCCCCTCGGCCAGAGCACTCAGAATTTGAAGCTCGTCCTGGGGGAGCCCAGATCGATACGCCTGCTGAATCAGCTCACTGATGCCGTTGAAGTCCCCCGCTGCCTGCAAGCGGAGGGCTTTTTCATAAGCTTCAACAAAGGTAGTCTTAGCCATTGGCTGTCCTCCAGATGTCATCCACCCAAGCATAGGCAAGCGGGTACTGACGTTTAAATGTTTCACCTTGCGCAACGTACAGGACTGAAAGCTCGGCGAAGGTTTCGGCCTGACGCCCATTGATGTCTGACCGCCCGTAGCCAGATGACGCAGCCATTAGCTGTTTATCCAGCTCGACCAAGCCTTGTTTGTAGTCAAGTTTGTTTTTAATGAAAAACTCTCGACTATTCTTAGGATTGTAAACATTGCCCATGCCTATGCTGTCGGCCGAAGACCCTTTGTTTTTGCTTGCTTTGAAGTGGACCAAATGGGAGATCTCGTGAATTGTATTGATGTATTCGGCGGTATCTCCGTCTTTGGTACCACCCGATATGGTAAATAGTTTTTTGAAGCGGACTTTATCTGCAGGACTAATATCTTGATTGATAGAGCGCATGGTCATAAAGTCTTTCACCGCGCCGGTCACTAGCGAGGGATCTGCATCAAGCTTGGTGCTATTTTTGCGTATGCTGCGCACATAGATGTTATTGCTGTATTGCGAAGCTAGGCCGTCAAATCCTCCGAGATTATTCAGCATCTTCACTTGAGTAAGCTGCTGCTTCACTTGAGTGGGGGTCATAACCTTAACCTGGTCATTCATGCTGTCTTCGAGGTCTTTGTAGAACTTAGAGGGGTCGTTGACGATATTGTTCTTTTTGATGAAGCTCTGTAGAGCATCGACGTTCTTCGGGGTGACGCCTTTTTGCCCTTTGAGACCGTTGAAGGTTGCGGCGAGCTGGGTGCTGTTAACCGCCAGCTGGTTCTTCTCCATGTAGCTCATGCGCCGCTTTCGCAAGCCCCCCACATTTCCGGTCATAACACCGGTATGGAACTCCCCGATCTTGGCGCGCTTTAGAGCGTAGGCACTACCGGCGATAGCCCCAGCCGCAAGAGCAACTTTTGCCACAGTCTTAGCAGCTTGTTTCTTGCACTCGTGAGTCTTAGGTATAAAGCTCTCACCACAGGCTTTGCCTTTTGCGTCGCTTCGTAGTTTTTGTTGATTGGATTTTGCGCCGATGGTAGCCAATATCAATAAATAGTCCGCCATTGCCTGGGCGCGCAGCGCCGGGCCATAGGGCTTAATGCGCGACCAAAGCTCGTCGGGGCTGATCAAACTCCCGCCGGTGTTCTGCGCGTCGAGACGAGCGCCCTCGAAATACTGCGAGTACTGCTTGGCTAGTTCTTTCCCAGCGGACGAGCTGAACTCACGTTGACCTTCGAGGAAGGTAACGAACTCGGATGCGGTGTAACTACGGCCTCGGGTGCGACCGGTGTAGATGGCTTCGCGGGCTTCGCGACGCTGTCTACGTCCCACGCCGACGTCGACGACTGCGCGGGTCGCACGGCGGAATCGTTGAAGTTGCTCGGATTCGGGCACGCCATACGCAATGCCATTGGCCAGTGCTTCGCAGTTGTCGCGGGTTAGAGAGAACTTGTAGTCCGTACCGACAATACGAATGGCGCGCTTGACGACTTCTTCATTGGTAAAGGGAGTGCCTGTCTTAGCTTTGAACTTTGGATCAGGGGCCTTGACCAGAGGAGTCATCAAAGCTTGAGAGGTCTTGATACCTGGCTTAGTCGCTCCGATCTCGGCGACATCGGCCCAGCTGAAGCGCGAACTATTTGTGTTGGCGATAACGGCGCGGACCTTGCCGTCTTTCCCTTCCCCCAGGTAGATACCAAAGTGAGCGGCGGAGTCTTTTTCATTACGGTAGTAGACAACATCCCCTGGCTTCAATCCTGATTTCTTCGTGTAGTAATACCCCATGGCTTCACTGGCGCTTTTGGTGCCAGCTTCTTGTTTCATGGTTTTGACAAGATCTTTAACGCTGGGGCTCGCAGATAGGGGTGACTTTGTTGGGTCACTTAGCGTCTTTAGGTTGTAAGCGACCGTACCGGCGACAGCAAGAGCGACTGCACCCCCCGCTACTGCAGCGATGGTCGCGAGTTTACGTTTCTGATCAGCCCCGCTAGTAAATGCTCCCCCGCCCTTACGACATTCATGCGCCTGCGGGATGTGCGAGGCGCCACAAGGCTTTCCCCGGCCTGAACCCTCCTTGAAGTCTCTGCGAGCCGCGAGGTAGGTCGCAGTGCGGGTGACTTCGAGGGGTACGTCGGATTCGTCTCCACGGCGGCGCTTCACCTCGCGCCGAGCAGCCTGCAACGTCATACCTGGGTTTTCACGCATCAAGTTGTAGACGGCCTCGCCCTCGGGGGAACGTCGCGGGCTACGCGCACGCGCGGGAGCGCGGCTCGGTGTTGCACCGGATATGCCGGCGCGCTCGAGCACACCGAATGCTTCGCTCGGTCGCACAGCGCGCCCCTCGATCTCGGCCGCGGCGGCTGTAGCCAGGCGATCAGTGACACTGAACAAGGTGCGGGGGGTTCCGCGCACGGTTTGGGCGTGATACTGGCGCAGTACGAGTTCGGCGTGCGCCGGGCCTGCGACGTCGCGCCCAGCTACGAACGCCGCCCGGGCCTGACGAGCATCGAGCAAGGTCTGCCCCGCACCCGTTTCTCGCATTTGGCGGCTTAAAAACGCCTCTTCTGTCGCACTTTCGATCGTAGAGGCTTTGCTCATGTAAAAGTTGTTAAACCCAGTATAAGTATCCCTGTATATGGTGTTAGTTAATGTCCTTGGCGATTGGCTCAGCGTTTGTTCTAAGTGTGTGGTTAACGCCGCACGTACACGATTGTTAGCTTGCCCTTTGGGGAGAGTAGAGCTTACTACGCCTTGAATGAACGTCCGGCGATCTCGCTGGACTAGAGTGCGCCCTCCGCCGCTTACCGTCTCAACTTTGAACCCCTGCTGCTGAGCTAGATCGAGTAAATCACTTTTGTACTCGGTTAGCTTCCGCGTAATACCATCTTTAATCGCTTGGGGGGTGAGCGTATCATCGCCTTGGAGCTGGAATTGACGCGCTAGAAATTCGTCTGTGGCGGGGCGGGCGAATATACTACTCCGCTGTCCACGTTCGAGCCCTACACCTACCTCAACTTTGGATGTAGACCAAAACGCGCGCTGGTGTGCGCGGTCCCAAGCGTAAAAGTCGGAGGTCGCCCCGCTAAACTCGCGATTTACGGCCGCGAGGTTTTTTACCAGATTAGACCGGCTATCTTCATCCGCCGCTGTCGGACGAGTTCGTGATAATTGGTTCGTTAGTTGTGCTGAAACTGGATTTTGCTGTCTATTAAGTTCTGCTTGTACACCCCCGACCACTCGTGCGCGCACTCGCTCTCGGTTAGCACCGATTACTGGCATAGAATCTAGAACTTTATTAACACCTAGACGCACCGCGTTATTGATGTTCGCCCCCACCCCATCACGATAGCCAAACGTGTTGCTCTTCATAAACAACGCGTGAATGCCTAGCCCTCCGGTAACGACGGCGAGACCTATACTTATAGCTCGGGTCTTATTTTCAAGCTTTTTCTGTAGGTCTTTCTTCTGCTGAATGTTCCCAGGGGTGATCTTAACTGAGCCTCTAATGATGGCTCGCTTACCTCCTTCAACCTCTGAAAAATTACCCTTTATGATCCCTTTACTGATACGCCCGAACCCTCGCTGGATGTTAGCAAGGCCTCCTAAGGGGTCAGTTTTAACTGCACGGAGATGAGGGTCAGTACCTTGCCCCTTAAGGCGGCAATCCCATGTAGGGGGGATGCACCGATTACCACAGCGCACATTTGGAGGCGTACACTGGATATTGCGCGTGGTTTTACGCGCATCGATACGCTCTCGGGTGGCCAGGTAGGTCGCAGCACGGGACCCTTCGGGCGTCAGGTTGTTCATTAGTAGGTCTCCCAACCGGCACGAAGGGCCTCGATTTCACCCGCAGGAACAGGGGAAAGCCCTGCCACATTCTGCCGTGAAAACAGTGCGGCGACCCCCGCGCGGGCGGTGCGCATGGAAGCGAAGCCCGCGACGTACGGGCCCGGAATGAGCTCATCTCCCCGATAGAACTGCGCGCGGTAGAGCTTGTAAGCCCGTGTCCGATTAGGTCCGAACACCATTAACGGAGCGTTCGTGCTACTGTCTGTGCGCTGTCCGTCCGGTCCTACAAGATATCCGGCTTTAATTTGGCCTTCGGTGTGTGTTACTCGGATACGAAGACCGTGCGCGCTGTAAAAGTCAAAGCTATCGCGTTTCGTACCGGACTCGGGGATAATTCCCTCCTCCGGCTCAGGACCTTCTTCCTCCTCCGGCTCAGCGCCTTCCGCTGGGAGATTTTGTGCAGCCTCAGCTTGTGCCTTAAGCCCTTGCATCTGAGCTTGGAACTGAGCGTCGGCTTGCGCAGCAAGCTGCTCTGTTACGACTTCGTTTAGCGGAGTCTCGATAGAGTACTCTGTGTTACCAAAGCGCGCTTGTCTCACCTCTACTGGGTTCAAAACTCCAAGATTTATGTATTGCGAGTCTACTTGTGCTATCTGACCACGGATCGTGGCCTTTTCGGCATCGGTTTGAGTAAAGATATTAGGGAAATGAACGGACCAGGACTCTAGAGGTCGTCCTCGGGTGGGTCCTTCTCTTGACGCCAATATGTAGGTAAAAATTTCTGTTACGGGAGTGCGACAATAGACGTCTTGCCATTGCTCTACAAGAGCCGCCCACACCCGCTCCTCGTAGCGGCCTTCTTTTCCGAGTCCGCCTGGAGACTCTCCCATCAAGATCGTGCTAGGCCATCCTGTGGCCGCTTGTAAATCTCTTACAAAAGGGTCTGTGGCAGTTGCGATATTAGACAACGCACGACTGAGGAAATTAACATCTTCTTCAGTGTCTACGACAATACCGCCATAGACACTACGACTAAGACTGTTAGCTTCTAGGCGCTTGCGCAAATCAGCTTCGTTACCCGCAGCAAGCCTTTGAAAGAGGCCTGGGATTTTGTGGACGAATACGTCAGAGTCTTGAACCATACCCTCTAAACCGGCCAGCGCCGACTCATAGCGTTTAAAGGCGTCCCATAAGAGTTGGAGTACACTCATGCCCCACCCTGTGTTACGGACTCTTTGATTCCAGGGTAAATACAATCCGTCAAATCTGGCCACGCGAGAAGCGTGTATAGGAAAGTTGACGTAGCTTGAACGCTGTGTGTTTTCTATACGTTGACTTGTGGTGATTCTGTAAGAGGTAGGTTTTGAGTAATCGGTGACTGTGAAATCTTCAGGTATCAGTTCGTGTCGTGATAGTGGTATATAGCCACGTACTGCTTTTATACGATTTATATCTACGGGGTCACTAGCTTCTTGCCCGTCGTCTATCAGCAGGACCATTCCGGCTCCGCCGTACAACCGCTGTAATTTCACGACTTCAGCTAGCGCCTGATGAAACTGTGTGTCTCTGAGGTACTTATCAAATTTAGGGACAGTATCAGCATCCGCAGCCGCTGCCGCACCTAGAGTCACGGTGACTCGATGCCTTAAAATTTCATCGGCTATGCTATCTACGTACCGCCGCGGTATCCCGGCGTTATACAAAATTTCTAGCTCAGCTTCACTTAATAGATACTTGGCGGTAACGCTCGTAGTGACTGTCTTATCTTTCCCTGCTACCCCCATTCCCGTGAGCACATTCACCAGTGCCCCGTCGTTCCGGGTGTTATCGGTAATTAGGTCCTCCACGGCGCGAGAATGTCGGTTATATGCGCAAAGCTTACGCCCTTTGGTCGTCTTTTGTCAGATGCGAAAAGACAGCTCTACAGGACAAAAAGACAGTTTAAGCCCGAGAAAACACAGACTTAGCCCGCACAAAGACAGCTTGTTTAGCGAAAAGACGCAGTTCGACCGCAAAATGCGTGGCGGGGCCGCGTGGCAAGGCCGGGTGCTCTAGCCTGGGGCAGCAGCTGGGTCACGCATGCTGGACCATCACATCGATGAGTCCCACCTCTGCTCAAAACGCACAGCCAAGCTTCGCTTTCGCTACGGGATCCTCGCGGCCTGGAATGGGGCCTGCGCCTACTGCGGTCAGCTGGCTAACACTCTCGACCACGTTCGCCCTCGGTGTGGAGGAGGCCGCACTGTCGCGCAGAATCTGGTAGCAGCCTGCGTCGCCTGCAACCGCGCTAAAGGGTCTGAGCTCTACTGGGCAGTTTGGTTCCGCCAGCAACCGTTCTGGGACCACGCGCGCGAGCTCCGCATCTGGCGGTGGACACGGACGCGCGTGCTCACAGATACAATTGACTACGGTGCTTCTGTGCTACCCGAGAACCTATGCATAGGGGCCACGGGAATCGAACCCGTCTCGTGCGGCTTATGAGGCCGCTGCATTCACCAGATTGCTAGGCCCCTAAATGTGGGCGAACAGAGTCGATGTGTTGGGTGTCTCCGGTATCAGACTACAGGCAAAACTGAGAGCCATTACTGTGTCATCGTGTGCTCCAGCGGCTGCTGCACGCGCTCCGTTTTGTTTGTGTTGGAAGGCACGGAGTTCGGCGCCGATGACGCCCTCGGGGAAAATGAGTTCGTTGCGTTCCAGTAAAAATAGTATGCGGTCTGTGGCTACATTTTTACTAGAGTGTGTAGTGTTAAACAGCTCCACAGCGTACTTAGGTACTATGTACTGTAGTGCTTCAGCTATTACTGACCCCATAGCTTGTTTTTCTACGACTATACGTTCGGGTAGGTAGTCTTCTATCAGCGCTTTCACATGGCGTAGACTATAGTCTGTACTGCGCCCGTTTTCTCTATACATACTAACGACTTCGTAAGGGGGTTTAGTTATGTCAAGTACTACAGCTACAAAGTAGTCGTTACCGCCGGCATTGGGGTCTACACCGATAACGTAAGTGCGCCCCACTGAGCCGCACTCGCACCACTTACCTACTGAAGCGCGTGTAACAAGATCGGTGGGGTAGACCTGAGTATCGGTAACTCCGAATGCGAGTTCGTACTCGGACGCCCACGCGGCCTGTGTCATTCGCCGCGACTCTCTGGTACGCCGCGCCCATTCAGGGTCCCGCCCATAGACAGGGTGCTGGCTATAGTGGATAGCTACACGGTTCCAATCATCGTCAATACGGCTTAATCTGGAATTAAGCCCCTCTATGTCGTGCTTACGAACATAGTCGTACCAATCCGCAGGAAGACCCTGGTGCCACAGCTGTCCAAACCAGTCAAGCTCGGTGTCAGGTGTTGATGTTACAATGACTTTGGCGTCTTCCCCGACCAAGGAGAGTGTAGGCATCGCACCTCTGTAGATCTCGGCCGCCCCGTCGAGAAAAGCGCCTTCATCCATGAACAGCACGGAACAGCTGGGTATGCCCCGAGCTGCGCGAGGGGACGCAGGTAGAAAATAAAGTGTACCACGACCTTCGATCGCAATTTGTGTATTACTGTCCGTCAAATACTTGATTGATTCACCTTCAATGGAGTTCGCCATCGCTCTAACACGTCGCCCTAACTCAGACGCATCTTGCTGTGTCTTAGAAAATACGACAGCGGCAAAGCCACGCTCCGTTAAGGCTCTGCAGAGCAGGTATGAGCAGACAGTTTCCGACGCCCCCATTTGTCTAGACTTATTGATAATAGTGTTCGGGCGTGCGTTGATCGATCGCACAAGTTCACACTGATACGGGTAGGGATCGAACCGCGCCACCGTGCCCGCTGTGCGGATCCAGGTGTGGCGGGCGAACGCCGGCCAGTCATCGATCCCAGGGAGCTTGGATGGGGCACTGGTGGGGGTGTAATTGGCGGTGCGCGCTGTACGGCGTGCTAACTCGAGACGCATGCGGTCTGCGCGTCGCTGAAGCTGAGCGATAGTTGCAGTCATCAGCAGGCGAGTTCAGATGTCGTCAGTAGAAGCTGAGCACATTAATAATTCTGAATCGTCAGGGACCGCAGTTGCGGAAACGGTACGCGCACCGTAGAGCTGGGCCTCCAAATCGCTAATTGTTCTTTCCAGCAGTTTCCGTTCTTGGTAGGCCGTAGCTCCATTTAATAGTGCACGGGAGGCGGCGATACGATCAGACGCTCGCGCATTGGGATCTTTCATAATGCTAGTCAGCGTTGCGATGGCTGCAGGTAACTCGGCCAATCCGCGCGCCTCAGAGCCGTCAATCAACTCCTGCTGGCGCGTGTAGATCGCCCGCTGCACGTGGGGTTTCTTGCGCCAGTTGTACAGGGTCTTCTCTGCGATGCCGAGCGTCTGGGCCACCTCACGGCACGTCTTCCCCTGAGCAAGCAGGTCAGCTGCGATCCGCTCACGCTCTCTGAGGCCATCGATCATGCTGGGATTGCGCGCGATCATGCTCACATAAAAACGGATTACGCCGGGTTTTTACCGGTTACGGAACATCGTAACCCGGGACGCACTCGGGGGACAGGGGGCAGCGGCTCATGGCAGGAAGTCTTCGTGACTGATGCGCAGGCTGCTTAGCAAAAGTGTCCATTCAATGATGATGCTAGCAGAATTCGCCGGCTATGTAGTCGTAGGTGCCGGAGCCGTGCGCGACACAGTACCGTCCATCGACTTTGTGGCGTAGTAGGAAGTTAGGCCCACGCTCGCTGCTGTTTTTACTGTGAAAGTCTTTCTCACTTCGGTAGCGCGAGACTTCCCATCGATAGCGCGGTACTTCCCACCAGCAACTATCCCAAGAGCCGCCCCGCATCGAGCAACTTCGCCCAGCGATCACTGACTCCATTTCGTCGGGAGCAATGGTTGCACCATATTCATCGCGGATGACGGCGCCAGGCTGATTCCACCGCTTGCGCCAGTCACCAAAGCTAAAAATTCCCTCTTCTGGGATAATGCGGAGCGCAAAGCACCAGCCCTGACTAGACTTGCCGATGTGCAACGGCTCAAACGATCGCCCACAGCATTCGCAGTCAGCCCGTGAACGCAGGTAGTAGTTGGTTCCCATAAGTTGTTGATCGAAATTCCTGTTGCGCTGATTTTTCGCTGGCCCGTGATGGTCACGTGCCGAGCATCACGACTCTTTAGTCTAGGGGCAATTCATCTGTCACAGAGGCAGACGCCTGCAGGACAGTATGAACTTGGTGCCTGCGGATAGTCAGCTTATGCGGTCCATCTTGCGAGTATGCACTCAGGTAGCGCATTCCCTCCTGATGCACCGCTTTCTGATCGTTGGCTGATCCACCGGCGACCCATTCACCACTGGCGTCTTCCAGCTCCCATTCGTAATGCTCTTCAAGCGCCCCCTGCGGCTCGGGCTTAGCAGAGTTGCCCCAGCGGGCAATTGACTCCAGCTCGGCGGCGATGCCGAGGAGTTCGGCGCGGCTCAGTTCCTGGCCTTGGCGAAGCCCTTGCTCGAACGGATCGGCGGGATCCCGCGTCAGCGGCTGCAGTGGAAGCTGATCCGCAGCGGCGCACAGGGCGGCGGCGATGCCTTGGCGAGTCGTTCCGGCCTGGTTGAATGTGGAATCAGCCGCATCCAGCACCGCCTGCGCGGCGGGGGAGAGGTCAGTCATCGAGTTGCTCCAGGGCGCGGCGGATGATGTCAACAGAGCCATTGGTGAGGATTGTTTCACCGGTCGTGTACCGCGTCAGCGCAGTTAGCGCCTGCTCCTTCAAGCTCGGCGGTTTGGGCTGGGCCAGCCTGGAGCGGAGTTCCATCAGCGCATCAATCTGACGGATCACGTCATCAAGCGAATCGCTGCGGTAGTCCGGGTGCATGTCGCGAGCCCTGGCCGCTGATTCGGGGGTGTCCGCCATCGCCACCACGCCGCAAGCGACCAGTCGCAGACGCTCGCGCTCCAGCTCTGTTTCCAGCTCTGCGACGCGATTGCCCACCGGCTTCGGCTGGGCTAGCGAAGCCCACAACATGAAGCGATCAACCACGTCCTGAGCGCTGTGGCCGTCCCATGGGCGGCCCTTGGTCAGCTCCTGAACGCCGGTGGCTCGGGCTGCGTCCCACAACCGCATGGGCAGGTGGTAGGTGACGGATGAGTCGTCCAGGCCAGGTAGATCGGCGCCAATGATGAACCACTCATCGCCACCAAAACAGAGTTCACCGTCTGCATGACGACGACTGAACCACCAATGCCCAGGCATCGAACGCATCAAGGCAAGACATAGAGCATGGCGATGTTCATAAAGCTCGGCAAAAGTGTGATAGCCGTCGCTTGTCTGCGATATGTCTGGCTCCGGCTGGGCCAGGGCGGCGCGGGCGCGGGCCAGCACCTCAGCGTTGGGGCCATCCGGGCTTGCGTAGCACTGCCATCCCTCCAGTTGTTTCGCCAGCTCAGCGCACAGTGCTCGGAAGTCAGGCATCAGTGGACTCCAGTGGAACGACAGCAAAATGACGCTGCACACTGGGCGGCAACTGATCGTACACTTTCTGCTCGTCTCGTAGAGCGCAGCTTGATGATACCTTCGTGCCGACAAGGTGCAGGCAAAGCGCCAGCTCGTATGCCGTGATGTCTTTGCGCGGCGCATAGGCAAACGCACGGCCGTCAGTCAATGCTTCTTCGAGAGAGGTATCTCCGAGAAAACTCGCAAAGAAATGGGCTGCGGTTTGTGCAACTGAGTCTTGGTCAGTCATTGAAATAGGCATAAAGGGAAACAAGAAGTGAGATACAAGCGCAAATCAGCGCAAAAAGCTCAATCGTCATTCGGGAAGCGCCTCCAGTGCGCGAGGGGTGATGGGGTGCTCGGTCATCGGTCGGCCTCCTGCCTACGGCGCACGAGCAGGTCCCGCGTTGAGCCAGCTCCATGGGGATCCTTGCGGGCCTCGATCAGCTGCAGGTGGGTCAACCAGTAGAGGGCCATCACCACATCAGCGGGCTGACGCCAGTCGCAACCAAGGCATTTGAGCCTAAAGCCAAAGGGCAGAATCAGATCGGTGCAGCTAGTCCACTGCGCAGGAACAGCCTGAAGCAGCTCGGTCTGGTGGATTGCCATCCAGCTGGGGTTGCCGATTGTGGCGCGTAACGCGGGCAAGGTGAGTTCAACGGATGGGCTCATTGCTCGGCCTCCTGACGCAGCATGTCGGCCCACTGGCTGCCGTTGGCAATGGTGCAGGTGCGTTGCTCGAGCCACGCAGCCACCTCGCGGATCGCGGCACGGGCTTCGTGCAGGTACAGATATGGGTCTGCGTACCGGTCGGCGGTGATGGCGCCGGCCACCAGCTCCACCAGCCCCCCGGCAGGCGCGAGCGCAGCAGCCGAGGCAGGCTGAGAGGTTGCAGTCTGCTCCGCCAGGCCGCAGTAGCTGGTGCCTTCGTCGCTGCTGACGATATGCGGGCAGGTGGCGCGGGCCTCCAGCGTCTTGACCCTGGCGCGGAGTTCGGTGATCTCTTGGTTGGTGTTCATTGAATTAGTCACAAAATTGCTCCAGTAGGTGAGTCAAGCCTCGCGGATAAGACGCAGCAGAAGGTCGCGCTGCTGGCGAATGGCCGCGTCCCAGGCATCAGTCCAGGCATCAGTCCAGGCACCGGCACTGGCAGCGGCAGCGGTAGCGGTAGCGGCAGCAGCCCAGTCAGCAGCCCAGGTAACGGCACTGGCAGCGGCAGCGGTAGCGGCAGCAGCCCAGTCAGCAGCCCAGGTAACGGCACTGGCCCTGGCAGCGGCAGCGGCAGCGGCCATCGGCCATTCCTCACCTTTCGCCAGTCGATCAAGACCAGCGATGACTGGATCAACAACAGCCTGCACCTCAGCGGTTGTCGGCGGCAGATCGCGCAGGGTCTGAGAAAGGAACCTCCAGCCAACGCGGCTAAGATCCTTCCCGTCGTTGTTGATTGCAGCCGGGAAATCAGCAAAGAACTGTGCAGCTTCAGCAGCAGGCAGCCTCTCGAAGATTGCCTCGGCGATTTTGGTGATCATCACCGGGATGCCGTAGCGCTCTTCAATGAGATCAGGCCTATTGCCATGAACTAGGCAGCCGATGAAGCAGCCTTTCTGCTCATCCTCACTCCAGTAATCGCCTTGAATAACAGCATCGGCTTCGATGTGCTCAGCCACGGTGGCTGCAAGGTGTTCGGTGTTGCGTGTGGTCATCAGATCAC